CTCCTGCGGTTATGATGCCAATTCTTAAAATAAAGAATCCAGTTTGTTTAAGAGATAGGCTTTGTTGGGTGCAGCAAGGTGTAGATGGAAAAATCTATATGTTTTCAAATGATATGCTTAAACCTGACTATAATGAGTGGAATTGGTAATGAGTGATTTAAAAAAGACGCAACATTTTACAGAAAACTATAAAGAAATTTTACAAGGAATAGATTTTTACCCGCAAGAGGCAGTAGATCCTTTTGCGGGCGCTTGTGATTTAACAAAATATTCTCCTAATACAAATTGGGAACTTTACGATATAGACGTAAAAGACCCAAGAGTGAATTACAGAGATAGTTTATTAAATCCAATTGATTATACGGGTAAAGTTGTAATTACAAATCCGCCTTATTTGGCAAAAAATAAAACAGATCAGTTTAAAGAGATTTTTGATAAGTATCAAACTGACGATTTATATAAAGCTTCTATATTAAGTATAATGGGCTGTGAAGAAGGGGTTTTAATTATTCCGCTTAATTTCTTCACGGATGAAGCAACAAGAGATGTGAGAGAAAAATTCTTTTCTCAATATCATGTAGATTATGTAAATTATTTCACATATCAAGTGTTTAAAAATACTACATATAACGTTTGCTCTTTTTATTTTAAAAAAGGTAAGCAGGAAGATGATAAATTAGTCGTATTCAATAATGGGAAAACCAAAAACAAAACTCTAATAAATTTAAGAGAAGAATATGGCTATAGGATTGGTGGGGAAATTTTTGATTTCTTTAAAAGAACTAAACCTATATTTTCGCGCGTAATTGGCGATGAACCAGCAAATACTAATATTTACGTTAGGTGTTTAGATACTCGAACTAAACATTTTGGCTTAGAATATAAGCCAGGGTATGTTTATAAGGGGCAAAAGAATGATAGAATTTTTGCTACTTTAAAATGCGAAAAGGATTTAACTCCCGAACAGCAGAAAAAGTTAGTAAACACCTTTAATGGTTTCATAGATGAAAACAGATACTTTTATGGAGATTTGATTTTTACTAATTATAGGGATAATGGCAGAAAACGAATTTCTTTAGACGATGTTTACAGAATATGCACAGCATTGCTAAAAATACAGTAAGTTAATTTTTAAGGAAAGGGTAATGTTTAAGTATAACGAATTATCAGATTTAATTGATGGCAGACTCGTAATTCCTCTTCATAAAACAGAAGGCGGACAAGTTCATGTAAGGGCTTCAGATTCTTACGTTGAATTTGACGTAGATTTTGATGATTTTGATTTTGATAAATTACCTGAAGAAAGAGGACAAACAACACCAGTAGACCCACCCGAGCCAGAGCCAGAGCCTGAGCCTGAACCAGAAAAAGACGACGCAGATTATGATGGAACTGATGATCCTAATGAAACAATAATTATAGAACCTGAAGAGCCAGAGGAAGAAGAAAAGGAAAGATGGCTTACAAAAGATGAGGCATTAACCATTGCTAAAGAGCATGGAGTATATAAAAAAGGAGATAAAATCAGAGGATATAAATATATTATCTGATAAGTTAATTTTATGACACTAAAACAATTAGTTGAAGACACTTTGAATCCACAAACATTACAAGCCCAAATTCAAGAGCTTAATGTTCTCAATAAAAATGCAAGTGCTATGAACTCTAAAACATTGGAGCCAGAAACACTTCAGCAAATAAATAATTTTAAAAAGTTAGTAGCAGATCAATTAAAATCTAAAACTGCACAATTCCAACAAATGCAACAACAAACACAGCAACAGCAACAAGCGCAAAAGCAAGCCGTTACTCAGCAGCAAGGTGCTACGGCTGCCCCACAAACAGCATCAATGCAAGCAAATGGCCTATAAGGTCAAAGATGATGACAGCGTTATTTCAGAGGTAATTCTGTTATTAAGTCATCTTTTTTAAATATATTCCCTGGCGGTGTAGAAATACACCGCTTTTTTTATTGACAAAAAAAATACTTGAGGTATAATTTTCACATAGGGTTGAGAGATAACCAATTTCATTGTATCTCTCAAGGGAATTAAATTTGAAAAAATCATGTAGTAATTGTGCAACTTGTCCTATGATGAAAATTCATCCAAGACTCAGAAAGGTTTATGATTGGATCAACGACTTTCCTCAATTTGAAGCTTGTGAAAGTGGTGATATGTTTGATGGCACTCAGGAAAACGTAGTATGTTTTACTTCATACTATGGTCAAGCGATTAATTGGCGAAAGGTAGAAGAATCTTATTTAAAGAGTAAAGAAAAAATAGACAAAATTTTAGGATTTAAAGATGAACCAAAAGCAGCAGGTGAAACTGAGTGATACAGTTCGAAAAATGGCATTGCGATATTATTTTAAATATTATGTACCACAGAGAAACCCAGCGGTAGCAGAAGCAACAACAATCGAGCAAAGAAAAGAACTTCTCAGTTTTCAGTATAATAAGTTCTTAGAAAAGAATTTAAAATACTTTAATAAAGTAGAAGAAATGTTTGCTAGTAAAGAAGAATTTGAACCAGAAACATTTATAGATGCTGTTTTAGGTGAAGGCTTTTTATACCCACCACAATTACCAGTCACAAAGAATTGGAAAATATATTTAAGAAACAGTCAAGAAACAGAAACTACAACTTCTTCTGCTTTAAATGATGCAAAAGCGGCTAAGGCTTTCTTTGGGTTCTTAAACGGAAGAACCATTAAAGACATAACAACAAGTCTTATCTTAAAAAATGACTTACTTGATGAATATGCAAATGATAAACTTGATTTGACGGTTCTTTGTTTTTCTAAAGCATTTAAAGAACTCGCAGAAAAAGAGCGAATGATGATTGACTTTAATGAAGAACAGAGTAAAATAGATTATAGAATTAAAGAGAAAATAAAGGAAAAAATTGGAGACGATTTTTTTGAGGAGAAATAATGACATGTATTGTTGATGGTAGCAACTTATTTTTTATTACTTGGTCAGCATTCAAAAAAATGATGCAAAACAAAAATCATGATTTTCATTATGTAATAAAAAAAGAGGATTTGGGACTTTTTTATCATATGTTGTTTAAGAAAACAAAGGATTATTTAACAACATATAAAGATATAATTTTTGCCTTTGAAGGAAAACATTCTACAGCTTGGAGAAAACAGAAGTATCCACTATATAAAGAGAACAGAGCTGCAGCAAAAGAAGATCCTAACTATGCTTTAGTTAGTCCACTTATTGGTGATTATAAAAACTTACTTAAAGGTTTCCATTGTAAAGTGATGGAGGTTGAGAACTGCGAAGGCGATGATGTTATTTATAAACTTTCAGAATACTTTACTTCAAAAGGTGAACAGGTAAATATTGTATCGTCAGATAGAGACCTTACGCAGATTTGTGGTTTCTTTGATGGTGTATCTATATATAACCCAATGAGCCAGGTTAACAGCAAGTGTGTAGCAGTAACTACTGCCGAGAATTATAATAAAAACATAATTATTGAAAAAGCAGTTGTTGGCGATACCTCTGATAACATTAAGGGCTTACCAAGAGTTGGCGAAAAAACCCTTGAAAAGATGTTGACAGATAAGACAGAATGGAATAAAATAATGGAAAAGGGCGACAATGCATCACTCTATGAAACCATTTTGGAAATAGTAGACTTGCGCAAATACCCAAAGGAATATCAGGATAAAATAATTGAAGAGTTTGAGAGCTTTGATTATTATAAATTTGATCCAGAGAGTATTGAAGCGTTCTTTGTTGAGCATAATTTACAGCAGTGCTTGAGAGATTGGACAAACACTTGCGGTGAAATTAATCTGATGTTGGCTAGTGATGATAATTCTTCTTCAGCAGAAGACGAAATTATGGCATTACTAAATGATTGACAAAAATATCAAAAAGGAGTAAAATAAGAGATATGGGAAGAAAAGCACAAGAAAAGAAAAAGAGAAAGGAAATGGGACTTACTGGCAAGACTTTGCACAATCTAAGACACGATGCACAGCCAGTAGTTTATCAGAATTTGAGAAATGGTTCGGACATTTTGTTGAATCCGCTGAAGCATCTTATGAAGGGTGAGGCTTATGTAGAGCCTACTGGTATTATGGCTACTGTTCAGGTAATGAATCAGTATTCAAAGTATATGAACTCTAAGAAGAAGGCAGGCAACTAATGAACTACAATTTGAACGCGCAGGATAAGAAAAAGGTAAAGGCACAGTTTAGTGCTTGGCTAGAAATCCAGGATGAAAAAGAAGAGCTTAAAGATGCTGAAAAGGCAACTAAGGAAGCAGTTAAGGATGTTCTTGATTGTAAACTTGGACAGGTTGGAAAACTCTTTAAACTTATGCAGAAATATTACAATGGTGCTGCCGAAGATGAAGAAGATATTTGGGCAGTAATAGAAAATATCAGAAGTGGAGACGACGAAGAAGAGAGTGATGAAACTTCTGATGAAGTTGAGGAAGAGGATTAATGCTTGATGAAAGAGATAGAGCGTTAATCGCTCAAATGATTAGCACTCAAGAGAAAACAAACGAATTGCTTCAGAATCTTTTAAATATATTTTTAAATTATGACAAGCAATATCAAAATGAAACGTTCGGTAAAGAAGTTATAGGCGAGCATCGCCCAGATCTTCTTTAACCCTGTGTCATATTTTACCTCTACTGGGTTGCTTAACAGCAACCCTTTTTTATTGGAAATTTTATGGGAACTTTTAAAGTAGCAAGGAAAATACCTTTTTTTATAAATATAACATACAATCTCAAAGGTGAAACAGTAGAACAAGTGTTCTCATTTAAAACGACAAATAAGAAGTATCTCAGATACGCTTATGATCAAAGATTTTGTTTAAAAAGAAAAGTTGATAAATTACTTGATGATAGATTGCTAAGTAGCAACTCATTTATTGGAAGAACAGACCATGAAGACAAAATAGTGATGGAATACAGAAATGATTTTGGCGAGTTTGACAGTTCTGCAAAAATTGTAAACTGTGAGTTTTATTTGCCGCCATTTAACGGTTGCCAGTTTTGTATGAATTGCGAAGAACAAGGCAATTTTTTATATTGTACATTAAAAAAGAAACATTACGATTCAGCTGGTATTAAATCATGCCCAGTATTTAAGTCAGTTGACGAAATCATAACCTAAGACAAGTTAATAGCAGAATGAATGATGGAAAGTTTGAACGAAGTCTTTCACTCATTCTCGGCCTCCTTAAAAGTCAACATCGAAAGATGTTGACTTTTTTTATTTTCTTCTATATAATATATTTAAGATGAAAGATTTTGTTGATTTACCAAACGCAGTATATAAAGACGAATTTGCCTCAGGAGTATTTTATGGAACTCCAAAATCAGAAAAATATCAATTCGAATGTTTAAATCCATTAAAGACAACTTCTTTCGCTGAAGAAATGGAAATAGATACTAAAAAAGCAACGAAAGAACAATTAATAAAAAGATTAAAAACTAGAAAAGACGCAAATGTAGCATCTATGAGAAATTTCATTTTTGAGTGTGATAATTCTACATTAAAAGAACAAGTAGAAAGAATAAAATTTCTTAAAAGCAAACACGTTTTAAATAGAGTTGTATTTAGTGGAAATAAATCTCTACACTGCAGAATTACAATTAATGAAGATCCAGAAGATACTTATCATTATAAGTGGTTATGGAGCAGAATGAATGATAAGTTCTTTGGAGGTTTAGCGGATAGAGCATGTGCGAATCCAGCTCGTTTAACAAGAAAGCCAAATGGTGTTAGAATTAAAAATGGAAAAAAAGTAGTTCAAAAACTTATATATGAAGATGATAGTATAGTTTTTGATTCTACAATTTTTGATCCTGGTTGGGAAGTTGAAAAAATTGAACGCAAACTTCATGAGCAGCATAGAGAAAAACACAAGGTTGATAGAGAACCAAAAAATGCTTTGATAATTGATGAACTTGAGTCAATGCCAGAGAGTAGTCAAGAGAAAGAACAATGGCAAAGAGCTTGGGCTTTGGCTCAAAACGATGGTACACTTTCATATCAAGAGGCAGCAAGTGCGGTTTCTTATTTGGGTTGTCTTGGTTTTACTGCAGATGATATAATTCAGCAAATTGAATTTGGAAAGTGGAATTTTAAGAAAGAGTATATTGAGCAAATTATAGAGAGGATATAAATGGCACAGCTGGGCTTTCCAAGCCTTTCAGATTTAAAAAAGACATATGACAGTCTTATTGGCACTGTAGAAGCGATTGATGATTTTTACGCGCGAGAAGAAGTAAAAAAGAATCGTAAAATTACAGAAGTCAATTATGATAACGAAACTAAAAAAATGATAATTAGTTATGATGATGGAACTTCTAAAGTTTTTAACGAAGTAGAAGTCACAGATGTTGTAACACAAGAGTGTAGCGATTTTAATAGAGCAGAAGTTTCTTATAGGTTTAAAGATTTTGAAGATGACTATGGAAAATATGTAGAAGATTTTGGAGGTGAAAATGGATAGTGGAGAAATTTTATACAGCGCAGGAAATAACGATGAGTGTTATACACCAGATTATGGTGTAGAACCGATTTTGAAATACATTCCCAAAGGCGCGGTTGTATGGTGTCCTTTTGATACAGAAGAAAGTGAGTTTGTAAAACAGATTTCTAAAACTCATAAAGTAATCAGAAGTCATATAAAAGACGGACAGGATTTTTATACTTATGAACCTGATGAACATTGGGATGTAATTGTAAGTAATCCACCGTTTACAAATAAGAGAAAGATTTTTGAAAGGGCTTTAAGTTTCGGAAAGCCATTTGCTTTGATTATGAGTAATACTTGGCTTAATGACGCAGGCCCTAAACAAGTATTTAAAGATAAAGATTTACAGCTTTTAATGTTTGAACAGCGAATGGAATTTATTCATAATGGTAAAGGAATGGGAAGTCCTACTTTTAGTAGTTCTTATTA